AGTTTTAATTTTATCTATAAACCACAATATAGTTATAAATCCAGCACTTGGTCTTAATTCCTTAGTAGCAACTAAATTTTTACCAAAACCTTTCATTATATCAATAATTTCTTTATCAGTATACATTTGAGTATATGGCATTCCTTTAGGTAAATGTTCTTCAAGTACCCAATCTTTTAATCCAAAGTTCCCTCTACATCTATTAACAAGTATTTCAACATCTTTAAATCTACCTGTTTTAAATTCTTTCTTAAGTTCTCTATACATGGGAGCTCTGAATTGACCAGTAACCCATATATCTACTTTAGTACCTAATGATTCTTCTTGTAGTTTATTAGCACCTATAGCTCTACCAAAACGAACCACAATATCATAGTTGTTTATTTTATCAGCTAATTTATGCTTCATTATTTCTACAGAGTTACCTACAAATATTATTCTCTTACCTTTTACAAGGTCTCGTATACTTTCCACCATTCTTCTGATAATTCATCGTGTTTACGCGATTCAAACCAAGGTCCACCTTGTGTATAATGAATTGCTTTAATATATTTATGTTTTTTATAATAACCAACTAAATGATTATATTTTAAAGGTACACTACTTATTTCTTTTTCTTTAACCCAAGCAAATTGATGAAGATCTGCTGGACTAGCATTGTCTAAATATTCTTTAGTTAAATGTTTCAACTTAGCGTTATCGAATAACATTAAAGAACTCCAACATTTTTTAGGATAAGATTTATTTTTTATCCCATCCATTTTATCACCATGTATATTATCTAGTTTATGCTTTACACAAGCAACAGGTTTATCTCTTAGATATTGTTCTATTTCTGTTGGATTACATTTAAACACAAAGTCATTATCAACAAATAAAGAAATTCCTTTATAATGACTTAACATTGGTACGTAAAACCTAGTAAAAGAAAATTCTGTTGATTCTCCTTTTACAGCATCTCTACCATAAACTCCTGTCTTTATTAATGATTTTCTATCTAAATATTTTATCTCATGTTCTCCTTTTTCTGAGTGATCTTCAATTGATTTTCTACAAACTCTAGTAGCTTGAGGAAATCTTGAATCGTGTCCTATATATATTTTCATATTAAATCTTTTTTAATAACATGTTTACAGATTTAGCAGTGGTTTGCATTTCAAGAACATTCCACTTTTCTGTTGATAGTTTTTTAACCCACCATTCTGGTTTTTTTACTAATAAATGAAGGTTTGAACCATCTCCAAACGCTCCAAAAGATGGTACACAAGATATATTACAAATAAACCATTTGTTTGTTTTGTCGTATATATGTTGTAATACATTATCTATTTTGTCGGGTTCTATATGTTCTAGTACATCATAACATATTGTAACATCACAAACCGGCGGATCTTCATCTTTTCCAATAATACCAGGTTCGTATTCGTGTATTGTATATTTATAATCTGGATACATTTGTTTTATCCCGTTCTTGAATGCGCTACTACCAGAACCATAATCTAATACTGACTTAGCGTCTGATAATAACATATACTTATGTATCATTGGTTGTTTGTTATTTACTGCACCACCCCATCCACCTCTGGATTTTGTATGATGAGCAACTATTTTTTCTTTATACTCTGATGATATTAAATTTTCCATTCTTATTTTTTAAAAAAGTTTCTAAATTCTTTACTACCTATATGCCATTTCTTTCTTGAAAACAGTACTTCTAAATTAATACTATTTTGATTAGCGTAATCAACCAACCAAAGAAAAGCTTCATTACTATAACCATCTTTTGATGGTATAATCATTATATACTTTATATTAGTTTTTGTTTTTTTCCATTTTAAAATTAAACCGCTTCTATTAGGTTTTAACCATTCTGGGAAAGTATAGTCTCTATCTTTTAACCATTCACATTCAAATGTTCTACATGGATTATGAGGTCTATCTTTATATATTGTACACCCTTTTTCTCCTAAAATTGGCAGGGTCTACCAATATATCTTTCATTAAAAATATCTAATGCTAGTTCTCCTTCACAACAAGCAGTACAACCGTCGCACTCTCTTTTTGGTTGCATTATGCTATTTGTTTTAATAAATTTTCAAACTCAGAGAGTTTAATCATATTAGATCCATCACTCCAAGCAGCACTAGGATTCTCGTGTACTTCAAAGAAATAACCATCAACATCAACTGCTTTAGCTAACTTAGCAATGTGTATAGCATACTTCGGTTGGCCATCGGTTGTACTTCCTTGATTAGGTCTTTGTGTTGAGTGAGTACAATCCATAATAACAGGATAACCTAATTCTTTCATATCTATAACTTGTCTAAAGTCTACAACAATATCACCCATTCCAAACATTGATCCTCTCTCAGTTAACCATATCTTTTTATTATCAGTAGATAAAACTTTATTAACTGGATGTATCATACTTTTACCTTCAACAAACTGTCCTTTCTTTATGTTAACAGTTTTCATAGTGTGTCCAGCTTCAAGTAGTAAATCTGTTTGTCTACATAAAAAAGCTGGTATTTGTATAACATCTACTACATCTTCTAACTTGTCTATTTGCCAAGTCTCATGAACATCAGTTGTAATTTTAATATCTGGTAAAGCTTCTTTCATTCTTTCAAATATTTGTATAGCTTTTTCTAACCCTACACCTCTTTTAGAATTTATAGATGTTCTATTTGCTTTATCAAAAGAACCTTTAAACACATAATCAAAATTGTATTTATTAGCTAAATCTTGTAGTTCAGATGCTAAGCATAAAGCTTGCATTTCACTTTCAATTGAGCACGGTCCTGCTATTAATATCTTCTTTGGTATTGATTTCGATTCCATTATATTCAGTTTTAACTACATTAATATCGTAATGTCCTATTCTATTTTGTTCTAAATTCTCTTGTGGATACTCATCTGTAAATAAATCATAAGATCTTAATATATGAGTTTTATAAGCATATAAACCCAAATGTCTATCTCCATAACCTATATCAGCTCTAGTAAACCACATAGCTTTTCCTTCTTGATGTATAACTTTAACATCATCTGGTTTACATCCCTCAGTATAACAAGTTGTTACATCATTATGTATACATTCTCTTATTAATGGCTTTAGAGTATCAATGTTTATGTCTAACATATCACCTTGAACATTTATAATTACATCGTAATTTTCAATATAATCTAATGCTTCTGCTATTCTGCTAGCTCCATTTTCATGATGACCAGTCATAATAACATTTCCTATTGTTATATGTTCTGCTATTTTTGTACTATCAGTTACAACATAAGTATCATAACCCATAGTTCTACATTTATCAAACACTAATCTTATTAATGGTTCTCCATCAAATTCAATTAACATTTTTTCTTTTACTCTAGTACTGTTTAATCTAGCTGGTATAACTATAGCTATTCTAGCATCATCTATGTTCATGATTACTTCAGATTA